GTAGAATTGGCTGGTGATTTTTCTTCCGTTCACAACTCTGTTAAGTTAATAAAAAATCATGTATTTGAGTGTGATTTACAAGGACCTGATGAAGAAGTAGTATCCTGTTGTACTTTAGTGTCTGGTAGGTTGTTAATTTTACCAGAACATATGAATATGGGCAATCAAATGAAAATAAAAATTTATAAAGACAGAGCATTGAATCATGTTTTAATAGAGTGGATGACCATCTCTGTTTTATACAGTAATTTAGAGGAAGATGTTTGTATATTTGAATTACCTGCAAGATATCCAAATCCATTTAAGAGTTTATCTAATTGGATAGATAAAGATGTCCAAGGTAAAGAGGAAGAGTATTTGGTTACTCCTTGGGGTTTCCACGCGATTCAAGCAGGGAAATCCGTAGGCTCAGTTCTGGAGTATGTTTTTAAAACACAAACTCAGAATAGAATTTTAAAAGCAAAACCAGAGTACTTTCTGTATGATGTACAAAATCCAGGTATGTGCGGTAGTCCTGTTTTTTCTACAAAGAGAGGATTATTAGGTTTTCACGTTGCAGGTAGTCAAGCTCAAGGTTTAGGAATAGGATCAAATTGGTCTGATAGCCTGAGAAAAGTTATAAAGTCTTTTGTAGAAAAAGATAAGCCTTTAATTCCCGTACCTTTTGATTTATCTGAGAGAGTAATGAGAGAAAGTAGTGTTTGTAAGTTAGAAAACGGGAAATTGATTTCCAATACCCCTACCGTCTCTAATATAGAACCCTCTTCATTGTATGGTATTTACCCTGTAAATAAATATCCGGCTGAACTGGACAAGTATGGGGATAAAACTCTTAAAATAGTTGCGTCCAAATCTTTTAAACCGTGTAAGAGTTTCTCTAAAGAAGAATTAAATTTTGCCCAAAAAGTTTTGGATGAAATAATAGAGCCTTTTGGTGAGTTATCGGACGCTGAAGTTATATTAGGAACTGATCAATTAGCTAGATTAAATAAAAAATCATCCAATGGTTTTGGGTGTTTTAAAGATAAAGAGAAATATATAGATTTTGAGAAAGGACGTACAACGGATTTCTTTAAGAAAGAATTAGAAGAGATTGAGACGCAAGCTAAACTTGGGTTTGTTGAATATAAAAATTTGTTGTGGTTTGAATGTCTTAAAGATGAGGTCAGAAATCAGGAGAAAGAAGGAGTTCCTCGTAGTTTTCGTGTGGGAACTATACATCAGCAATTTTTAATGAAGAAATACTTTGGTAAGATGGTGGAGAACATCATGAGTAAGAGAGACTTTAATAAAATTATGGTGGGGTGTAACCCAATAGAGGAGTGGCCAAAGATCTACACTGATTTGCTTTCCGGAAAGATCTTTGCCGGAGATATTAAAAATTGGGATGGAGGTATGAATCCTATGATACAG